TGCTGATCAGTGGTAAAGTGTGGCTTTACAACTGCCTTCAGAACAATGCTCAGAGCCTCACAACTTCTCCTGACCTAGAGAATCCTTCCAACCTGCTAGATGGCTGGATGGTTCAGGCTGAGAACTTTGTTGTCATTCAGGATGGATTTAGCAGGCCGCTGATCTTCAACGGGACAAGTCTACGTCGAGCGAGCGACGATGAGATTAAGACCGGCAAGGTTATGGCCTACGTCAATGGCCGTATCTGGTACGCTCTTCCAGATGGGTTTTCATTCCGCGCTACCGACATCGTTTATGGGGATGGAACGCGAGCGAGTGTTCTCAAGGAAACCGAGAACACCTTCCTCAATGAAGGTGGAGACTTTGCGGTTCCGTCGGATTCAGGCGGCATCACAGCGATGGCTGTCCCAGGCGATCCTGACACCTCGCTCGGCCAAGGTCCGCTTCTAGTCTTCACACCTCGATACGTCTTCTCGGTTCAAGCGCCTGTTGATCGTGATGTTTGGAAGAACCTGAACTATCCGATTCAAGCCATCAGCTTGCTTACGAGCGGTGCGCTTGGTTCTCGGTCGGCCATCACTATCAATGGCGATGTCTTCTACCGCGCTGTCGATGGCGTCCGCTCGTTCATCATCGCTCGACGCTCGTTCACCGACTGGGGCAACACCCCGATCAGCAGCGAGATGCTGAATGTCATTGAGAACGATCAGACGAATCTCCTGTGGGCCAGTTCTGCGGTTGTGTTCGACAATCGCCTCCTGATGACCTGTCAGCCTCGGTACAATGCCGAGGGTGTCATTCACAAGGCGTTGGCTGTATTGGACTTCGACCTGATTACGTCGATGCGGAAAAAGTTTCCGCCTGCGTGGTCGGGAATCTGGACCGGACTTGATGTGCTTCAGATCGTCAAGACTGAGAACGCTTACGGCGATCAGTGCTTCTGCATCGCTCGCGGATCGGATGACTCGATTCAAATCTGGGAAGTCACCAAGGCGGACAAGTTCGATAACAATATCCCGGATGGTAAGAAGGAGATTGAGTGGCAGGTGCAGACTCGCGCCTACAACTTCGAAGTTCCGTTTGGATTGAAGCGACTAGATTCGGGCGACTTGTTCATCGACTCACTTGAGGGTGATGTCTCCTTCAATGTCACCTATCGGCCTGATCAGTATCCTGGCTGGATTGAGTGGACTGACTTTTCTGAGTGCGCGACGACGACGCAGTGTTTCGATCTTTGCCCGATTCAAAACTTCAAGCCGCAGTATCGTCCGAAGATGCGTTTCCCGACGCCTTCAGATGCTCCGTGCAACGAGACGATCAGCACTCCGGCTCGGAATCTTTACGAGGTTCAGGTTGCGATGAACATCATCGGATACTGCCGCATCAAGAGTCTTCGAGTTCACGCTTACGATATTCAGGAGCCGAGTGTTGGTGATTGCCGGACGGTGTTCCCTGCATGCACGCCGATTAGTGCGTGCGACATCAACCCGCTGACTTACACGTCGGAATCTGTCAACCCATAGAAACAGAATGCCAAACCTTACGCTCATCACGCTGACGCCCCCGAGTTTGCCGGTCGGGTATTGTCCGACCAACTACCAACAGTTGGCCAACGATGTCATCAGCGGCACTCAGGCGACGTTCAACAGTTCGATTGGAAACTCGTTCTTCAACTTCGGTGCATCTGTTCCGGCGCTGAACAATCAGGTTTACCCGTGGCTGGATAACAACGGCAACTGGTGGGTTTTTCAGGGAGGTTATTGGGCGAGGCAAAACCCTGTTGCCGCCGGTGGAAGCGAGCGTCGCATCTTCGTGGGAACAAGTGCTGATATCCTTTCATACGACGGCGGTGACGGAACCGTTTATTCCGGCAATCCTTACGCCGGTTCGATGTGGGAAATTGACACAGCTTTCGAAGCTCGATTCCCGGTTGGAGTTGGCACGTTCGCGGCGAGTGGAGTTGTTAGCGTCAATGGAACAACCACATCGACCGCTGTTGCCGGTGAGGACAAGCACACGCTTGTCACCTCCGAGATGCCGTCGCATACGCATCAGATTCTCGACCAGTACATCAACCTCGCCCAGCGCGGATCGGCTGACACGAGTTTGTTCAGCGCAACGAACCGTACAGAAGGTGTCGCCAACTTGTTGCCGACCACTTCGTCCGGCGGCGATGCAGCCCACAACAATCTTCCGCCGTTCTACGGTGTTTACTTCATCAAGCGAACTGGCCGAGTCTACTACACCAAATGAAGCTGATCGTCCAAGATATCAGGTCAACGATTGCTCGGGCTATCGGCGTTTGCGTCGATGACGCTCGCGTTTACGAGTACATCAATCAGGCGTGCCGACGACTGCTTCACAAGGGTTTGTGGGCTGGCGCGTACGGACGCTTCACGATTCACACGGTCGGAGGCTGCATCACTTGGCCGCGTCAGATCGAGACGATTGAAGCCATCGCAGATTGCTGCGGAGTTGGAACGGTTCGCAATCAGTGGTTTGAGTTTCAGGAAACCGGATACGGACTTCTCAATGGAAACCAAGTGTGCGTTGGTAAGCAGCTTGTTGACCGTGGCACTGTGGTTTCTTACCGCGACATGTCTGGCGGTACTAACAGTTATCTTCGAGTCTACCGTGGCGACGATTCAGACATCGGCAAAAAAATTACGCTCCAAGGAATTGATGCGAACGGAAACTGGATTCGGACACAGGATGGTAGCGGAAAATGGATTGATGGAGAAGAGTTGATTATCGCTGCTCCGTACACTCAATCGACCAAGAAGTTCACCACTCTGACCGGCGTCATCCGCGAAGCCACGAACACGGCAAGTCGTTTGTACGAGTACGATGCGACGACGCTGCTAGAGTTGGATCTGGCAGTTTACGACCCTGATGAAACTCTGCCGCAGTATCGTCGCAGTTACCTCGCTGATCGTTGCAACAACGAGGAGGACAAGCCGGTAACAGTGATGGCGAAGATGCGCCACATCAACGCGACGAGCGTGAATGACTACCTTATTCCTCCTTGTCCAGACGCCATCAAGCTGATGGTCATGGCGATTCGCAAGGAGGAGAACGATTTGATTCAGGAAGCAGTGGCCTACGAAGCCAAAGCTGTTCAAGCTGTGCAGGAGCAGACGATGCAGTATTTGGGCGACGCTGTGGCAACCATCCGAATGGTCGGAGTCGGATTGAACGGCGGTGGATTTTCTCAATGGTTCTGAACCTAAACATTGATTTCGCGTTGGCTGAGGCGACTCCAAAAAAACTGGAGTTGCTTCAGGCTGTCTTTGACGCGCATGACATGGCGGCTCGGAACAATCAGAACTCTAGTTCCGGCGCTGCGGTAAACGCTTTTTTTGGAAGCGCGCAGCTTACGAATGGAATTGCTTCGGCAATCCTAACCTTGGGCGATGCTCACGGCCCGATTGGACCTGCTCGATTTGTCTACGAGCGATTTGATGAGCGAGCGTTGAAGTCGGCCATCGAAGCTGGAATGAAGATTCCCGGTTTCGGAAACTCGTTCTTCAAGGATCAAATTGATCCGGCATGGAGCCGTGTTAGTGAGCTGATCAAGTCCGACTTTCCAAACGCCAACGCTCGCGTCGAGCAACTTCATGGATGGATGAAAGAAGCTGGCAAAAACGTCCATCCGAATGCCGCGCTCTACACTGCGGTCGTTTGCAGTGAGCTTGGCGTAATTCCCGGTGCTGAGTCGGCCATCTTCATCCTCGCGCGTACTGCCGCGTGGACTTCTTTGTGCATAAAAAATGAAAGGTAAGCTCTTCCAGATTTGCGGTCTGCCTCGATTCGGATCGGCATTCATGTCGGTCCTTTTCTCGTTGGAAGCGGACTGCCTTGGCCTACATGAGCAGGGTGCGACTGATCCGAATTGGAAGCAGTCGATTGAAGAATATCGGACTCGTTACAAGTACGTCGCCGACTGTTCGACTTACGGATATCTGCCCAAGGCTGTCGTTGAGGACTCGATCAAGGTGTACGTTAAAAAGAATCCTGAGTCGTCAGCCAAAGAATGCGCCGAGCGATTCGGCTACGAAGTTCACCTTCCTTCGGTTCAGGCGCTTCGTGAGTACGCGGATGCGTGGGCGTCACTCCACGGTGTGATGACAATCGAGGAGAACGAGCTTTTTAAAGTGGATACTTTGCGGCGGGTGTGGGTTCATTGCTTCCAGAACGAGCGAGCTTTTCCAGAAGAGAAGGCTTCACGTTTGGTAACCATGAACATCCAACGTCACGAACCTGAAAAGGTGTTCTCGATTGAGAACGGCAACCGTCTTGTGAAGGAGGTATTTTAATTTATGGGAGTTATTCTAGGTGGTGCGGCAATCATGGGTGGAGCGAGTTTGCTTGGTGGTCTTCTCAGCAAGGGGAGTAAGCCAAAGGTTCCAGCATTCAAGCCGATTGATTTTCAGGCTGAACAAAAGCAGGCGATTCAGCAGAATATCGAGGCGCTTCAACCTGCCACAGAATTAGCTCAGAAGACGACCGCTGCCGAGCAATCTCAGCTTGAGCAGCAGCTTCGTCGTGCAATTCCTGGTTATGACCAGTTGATTTCGCAGGCTAGCAGCAACATTGGGTCTGCGCTTCGTGGAGAGCTTTCTCCTGAGGCTACTCGCAATCTTCAACGATTCTCAGCCGGTCAGGCATTGACTCGCGGATACGGTGGCGGATCTGGAATGGGATTGTTTGGTGCTGTTCAAAATTACGCCAGAGCCTCAGAAGCGAGACAACAGCTTGGTCTTGCCCAAGCTCAGAACTTCATCCAGCAGCAGCGTACGTTTGGAATGGCTCAGCCGTTCTCTATCAGCAGCATGTTTATAACTCCTGCTCAGCGTGTGAATGCTTTGCAGAACCAGCAATCAGCGCAGTACAATCGCGATATGGCTGCCGCTCAGGTGGCTGCAATGCCAGATCCTACAATGGCGGCATTTGGAAGCGCGATTTCCTCTGCTGGTGGATTCGCTGGTGGGGCTTTCACTCAGCGTGGGTTGATGCAGCAGATGCCAAGTTTGTACGCCACAACCCCCGGTGGTTCACCAAGCGTAAACAGCACCACAATCGACTACAGCACAGGTGAAACGGGATATCCAAATCCCATGTCACCCGCCACAACTTACACTCTTCCGCCTTCATCGTTCTACCCTGGAATTCGCTGATTTATGGCCGACGAAACTCTTAAAGCATTTGAACTAGGCGCATCGCTGTTCGACCGCGCGCAGACGCAGGCGCGGATGATGGAGCAGATGCAGATGAACGCTGCCCAGCAGGTCATGCAGCAACGGCAGTACGATCTTCAGAACAAGATTCAGTCGAATGCTTATGCTCAGGCGTTGGCGGAGCAGGAGGCTCAAGCTGCGGAGTATGACACGTTCCAAAAGTTCAATGAAGAAGTTGGAACCTATTTTAATGACCCTGAGTTGAAGGCTCCAATGCCTGCACTGCCGCGTTTCAGGTCAAAGGTTTTCAATCAGGAGGCAACTAGAGCCTATCAGAGTCTTCAGCAGTATTCTCCGCGAGCGAAAATCATCAAGGCTCGTGAACAGTTCGAAAAAACTAGGTCTGACATCATAACAGAGATGCAGAATCAGGGCATCGATGTTTTTAATCCTCAGACCGGAGAGATTAACGAGGAGGTTTATCAGAAAAACGCCCCCGCAATCAGGCAGCGGATGAGTGAGGCAAAAATTATCAAAGACCTTGGCACGGAAATTTCCGAAGAGGTTTATCAGTTGGACAAAAATATTCCAATTGAACAACGAATTAAGACTGCTCGCACCAATGTTGAGGCTCGTCGATTAGGTCGCCCATCTCAAACCGAAGGCATGCGCCAAGACATTGCTGTTGGCGCACTTGAAAACTGGAAAGAATTGTTTGGAACTCCAGACAAATTTACTGAAAATGATGTAAAGAATAGAATAATGTCAAACAAATGGGATCTTCCTACTGGAGATGTAGCAAAAGAAATTAGCGGGGATTATTCAACAGCGCAGCAATCGTCTGCATTAATTAATGAATTAAACAGATTTGATAAAATGTACGGAAAAGGAAAAATTCAAAACTACGTTGGCATAATTGACGGAAGGCTTGGGGAGCTGAAAAAAAGATTAAATTCAGCAGCAACAAATGAGGAACGTGAAGCGTATTCAATCCTCCAAAGGTTCAATACGGTATTTAACAGCGAAGCGTTTGCAACGTCTGGTAAAGCCGTTACACAGCCTGAAACAGTTCGATTGAAATCAGCAATCGGTGACATCAGGAGCAAAAACTTTGTTAACGATGCGAATAACTTTGCTAAATTTGCTGCGGAAAATTTGTACAACATTATAGATCAGTATAAAACTGATTACAAAATTAGCAGAGAACGGGTTAAGTTGGCCAACGAACTTGTTGAGAAATACAATCTGCCGCTAACTCCGTTTGGTCGGCAGCGTCAATCTACTCCCGCTGGATCGACCGGAACCGCTCCGTCACTTCCTGCTGGTGTAACTCCGTTTACAGGTTCGACTAACGTTTCTTCTGGATTCATTTACACCCCGTAATTATGGGAAAAATCACATCTCCGTCTGGTCGGGAATACAACTGGTCGAATCCGAATCCGCCTACAGAAGCGGATTTCAAGGCCATTTCTGAGTTCGAGGCAGCACAAGGAATCTCAGCTCAACCTAATCCACCTCAAGGTCCGGCAACCATCGCCGAGATGCGTCGGCGAGAAGAGCAGGGGATGGTTTCGGCGCTTCCCGAAGCTCAGGCTGCGGTTGCAGTTGGTTCGACTGCTCAGTTGAATCGAGCCGTACAGGATGCTGGAAACGTTGGAAAAATGGAGCGTTTTGTCGGAACGATGGGCCAAATGGCAGAGCCGACTGGAATGCTTGCCCCTTTTGAAGGTGGAAGACTTCAGCCGTCTGGACAATTCACTCCGCTTGGAGCTGCCGAAGCTCAAGGTTATCGCCGTGGATTTGCAGCCGGACTTCCCGCTTCAACGTCATTGATTGCTGCACCGTTTATTGCCGGAATGGGGACTGTTGCTGGATTGGCAACCGAGTCTGGAGTCGCACTAGGATCTGCGGCACTTGGTCAGACAGTTTCTCCAGAACCGTACCGAGCAGGAGAAATGTTTGCTCAGGCAATTCCCGGTGTTCCAGTGGCTCAACAGGCCAGAAAATTCACACAGTTTACAAAAGAAGCTGGAAGCGGTGTTTTGACTTCTGGCCTTCAGGCTGGCCTTGAAACTCTCGACCAAGACTCCGCTGATTTGTCCAACGTCCTTTTTAGGACCGGACTTGGAGGATTTTTAAGTCCGGGCCTAAGTGGGCTTGCAAGGGGTGGAGGTGCTTTGGCAAGAAGCGGATTTGATGTGAGAGATTGGAGAAGCGGATTTAATTTTAATCCGAGAGCTTTGGCCGCTGAATTGCAACTCCCGTTTACGCAGCAATTTATCAAGGATCGAGCAGAAGACATCAGAAAGAAAATGGTCGAACAAGGTTCGGTTGGAATGTTTGACCGATTTTCAGGCGATCTTGCTCGTGCGCTTTATTCTCCAAATTCAGGACTGAATCCTCAGCAGTTTCAGGAACAGATCAGAAATGTTGTCAGCCAGTCGATGAACACTGCCGGTTCTTCCGGTTTGACTGGGCAAGATCTTTCTGAGGCAATCAAAACTGAACTCCAGAAATCGATAGCTATTCCAGACGAGCAGGCCAATAGGGTGGCCAACGATGCAATCGACGCTTTTGTTGGAGAATCTGAGGCTCTTCGAAATCGAATCACGAACTTGCGAGACGTTCGAAATGCTTCGCGTGATGCACGTTTGACGGATGTCATTCGAGCATTAGAGGGTCGTGCAAGTGTCGAGTCCCAAGGACTTCGAGATGAAATCGATCAGCTTCAAAAACAACGCGAGTCGTTGCCGGTAGAGTCTGTCGAGAGACAGCGAATCGACGATCAAGTCGCTGATCTAAACCAGCAGATTGCCAGCATTGAGGCAGGCCGAGCTGCTGGATATGGCCCTACTGGTGGAATCACCAAAGAATCGCTGGGCCTTAAAACACAGCAGATTGCTCAAGAGGAGCTTGATAAGTTCAAGAAAGATCGGGAAGAGGGATACGCAAAGATCAATCCAGATCTTGAAAACACAAAATTAACAGTCACCGAAAAATCTCCAACCGGAGAAGAAGTGACAAAAGAGTACACGGTAAATCAACTGCGTCAGAAACGCACAAATATTCTTCGAAAAATCAATTTTGGAAATCCTGTTAAAAAAGCTGATTATTCAGTTTTTGAAGATCTTGATCAAATTAACTCACATCTTGATGAGGCTTTAGCGTCCAATCCTGGCCTTAAAGCAGCTTTGCAAAAGGAAAACGCTGCGTATCGAGAAGGTATTTCAAGATTCAAAGGATTTTTTGCTGACAAAATTTTACGAGAGGCTGGCGAGCAAGGTGGAATGCCTGGAATCGTTGGAACCATTGCTGGCGCAACTGGACCTCAAAATCTGAGGCTTCTAAAAAACCTCCTTGGAACTCGATACGACGAGATAAAGCCGGATTTGAGGCAGTTTGTTTTCATTCAGTCACGCGGTGAAAATCCAAATGATTTTCTGAAGGCGATTACCGCTGGAAACAGTGGAAAGGCGACTGGTCTTCAGAAAGAGGTTATTGACGAATTGTTTCCAGACATTTCCGAAATAACTGATGTCGCCTCAAAGTACAGTTCATTGGTCAACAGAAAGGCGTCTCTGGAAAAACAGTCGAACGACCTGAAAGGTCAAATTGACGCTTTGAGAAACGATGTTGATAACAACATTTCTGGCGCTCAGGCAAAACTGGATGCGGCAATCAGGCAGGAAGATCAAATTGCCAAAACAAAAGCCAATCTTAAGGCTGAGAACATAACGTCAAGAGAGCAACGAATCATCGATTCTCTCGCGGCTATTGAAGCCAAAGTTCGAGATGCTCGCGCTAAAAACGTCGATGTTCTCGATACGATCAAGTTGGACGATGTTATCAGGAACATTGAGACGCAGAGCGGAAAGCCTTTGTACAAAGCTCTTGAAGAGGCGGTTGTAACCGCAAGCAATGCTCGCGGAAGGTTCAATGCGGCAGTCAAAAAAGCGTTGGAACCTGGAGGTCAGCTTGAAAGTTTTGAACCTTCTAATCTGATTGATTTCTTGGTTGCCAAAGAAGGCGAATCTCTCAGTTACCGCAGCAAGCAGTTCCTAAAGGCTGTTGGCCAATCAAGGCCGGACTTGATCGGAGATGCCCAGAACATCTTGGTTGGCAGAATCATCGCCGAATCAGTTGATGGAAACAAAATCAACACGGCAAAGATCAAAGATCTTGTTGGAACAAGCGAGGCTCCAGGCAAGTATTTTGGAATAACCAAGGGGCTGTTCGGTGACGATGGAGTCTCTCGCATCACAAAAATCGCAAATCAGTTGGAGCAGGTTTCTGACCTTGGAAAACCAAGCGTTTTCAGAGAACTGGTTTTGCCAGCTTTGGCTGGATTTGCTGGTTATCAGGTTTATGGCGAGACTGGCATGCAAGCCGGTCTTGGTGGATACGCTGCATACAGATTGTTTGGAAAAGGAATCAACAACGCAACCGCTGCCGCTGTTGGTCGTGTCGTAAAGACGCCAGAATACCTTAACATTGTTTCAAAGCCGATTGATCAGGCGACTCAAGCTCAGATGAATCGGTTTGAGCGTCTTTGGCCAAGGGTGATAAAGATGGAACAGGATCGTTACAGGATGATTGAAGATGATCTTGAGAAATGAAAACCTCCCTCTCCAAAAAAGGTAACACCTATCAGGGCAAGAAGGTGACGCTCAACAAGCCGTTCTACACTCCTGGCGAGCGAAAGAAGAGCGCGGTGTACGCTAAGAATCCGGCTGGCAAGGTTGTCATCGTTCGGTTCGGCGATCCGAACATGAAGATCAAGAAGAACATTCCGGCCAACCGGAAAAGCTTTCGCGCTCGCATGAAGTGCGATACAGCAACCGACAAAACAACTCCTCGGTATTGGAGCTGCAAATCCTGGTAAATTTATGGACAAGATGAAACTTGGCGGCGGTGGACGTTACGAGAAGCTGATCGGCAGTCTTGAGAAGAAGGGTGTGAGAGAGCCGAAGGCACTTGCCGCCGCAATCGGCATGAAAAAATACGGCAAGAAGCGGTTTTTGTCTCTTGCTGCGAAAGGCCGTCGTCGCGCCATGCGCGAGAAGGCTAACGCTTAGGATATCGTCCTTTGGAGTAGGGTTTCTTAGCCGACTCCTTATCGACGACAAACTTCTCAGGCTCCGCGTAGTTCCATGAGATGTCGCCGTTCGACCCACGCTGGATCATAATCGATCCGGTGACTTTTCCGTCTTTGTCCGTCATGCCGGAACGGTCAGCCCGTTTCGCCATGCCAAGCATGAACTTGCGCGGGTTGTTGAATCCAACCTCCTTCATCACAATCACCTCTCTCGCCCAGTTCGTCAGATCCGACGATCCGAATCCTGAGTAGGCCAAATCTGCCACGCTCTCCGGTTTGTCGTCCTTGCCCTTCGGCTTAGGAAAGTGATGGACGAGTACTAGGACAACACCTGTCTCCATCATAATCGGCTGGAGCAGATGCCGCGTGAAGTTCGCGCAGACCTCGATATCCGCAGGATTGCCGCCCATGTAGGAGAGCAGTGGATCGATGTAAACCACGTCAGCCTTGGTCTTGCGAACGAGACGGCGGAGCATTGTGGCGAAGTCTGTTCCGGTTCGAACCGTTTCGCGGAAGAAGAGCATGTCAACACTCCGCAATCCTCGCTCCCAGTTCTCCTTTCCAAACGTCATCTGAGCAGCGCCTTTCAGTGCGTCATGCTGATCGGCGATGTCGTTTTCCGCCTGGATGTAAGCCACTTTTAACGCCCGGACGGGCTTTACGCCAAACCACGCTTCACCGGACGCCCACTTCATCCCCTGATACGCGGCCATCGAGCTTTTGCCGCAACCACTTTGGCCTACGAAGAGAAGCGATGATCCGCGACGCAACCACCTGTCACCGATCAAATTGTCAGGATCATTCTTCGGGTCGTACTCGATGATGCTATCGAGCGAGAACTCTTGAGGCATGTCCTGCGACTCCAGATAGTCCGTGAACGCATCCCAGTTCACGACGCCCACATTGATGGCCAGCAGCTTCTGCTCATTGCCATCGCGCATCACACCGGCAAGACGGCTGAACCTGCTTGCGTTCTTGTTCTTCGGATCGATGCCAAGAGCCTCTAGCTGGCGATAGACGACATCACGACGCTCGCTCCATTCCTCCTTATTTGCCGCATCGACTCGTACCCAGCCGTGCAAGCTCTTGCCACCGGAATCGATGACGACGGACATCGGCAGCTTCGACTCCTTGAGGATTGTCCATTGCTCGTCCTTGGTCTTCTCGTCCATCTCGACCAGCACATGGCGGAACGCTGCCACGCCGGAATCAGAACCACTCTCATCGAAGCATGGGTTGACACGGACGTATGCGCCACGGCTGTCAGGACCGTTCCACATGGCGCTGATGGGCGGCGTGAAATGGTTCTTAATCCATTCGTCGCGCTTGAGGAATGTACCCTTGGAGTTTGGTCGAGTCCGACCTTCGTCGTCGCTTACGATGTCATTGCAGATGCAGACAACTTCATCTGGTTCAAAGCAGGCTTTTAAGAAATCTATGGTTGAAAATCGAAAGTCCGATTGCGGAATTGCTTGGATCT